GATTGGGCTCGTCGTTGATTAAATCTTGGCTCTCGTCGGCTTGCTCGGGGTCAGATGGCGGCTCGGGGTCACCCTCGTTTTGTTGTAGGTCTCCAGTGACGATAGCGGCGGCGGCTTTCTCAGCGGCCTCGGCAGCTTCAGCCTTGAGCTGTTCGACTCGCTCCGGGTCCACTTCCTTGCCATCGAATTCTGAGATGTCGATATTGACATCCACCACTGGAGGCTCGTGGAGCGTGTTGAACTTGTCGGACTTCATCTTCCGAAACCAAGCGACTAACTGATATTTCGACTCCGCAAGCTTCGCTCGCTCAGCCTTGAAGGCATCGAGCGTTTCGGAGGCATCGCCAATCGCGAAAACCTCCATTGTCCCGTCAGGCAGATAGCCGATCGCGATGCTCGGCTTGCGATTAAAGATGACTTGATCTGACATACTATTGAGATTTGATTCGCTCCAGCGAGGCTCCTAGGCCTTTGGATATTCCGTACAGGAATCCACACGACATCCGAAATTCTCCCTCGTTTGGTGAATACCAAATGCGAAACTGGAACGGCAACCCGGTCTTGGGTTCGGTCATGTTTTCAACGGAGATGTGCCGAACACCTGGCTTGAATACAGGGCGAGCAGCCATCGCCATTGCAGAAGGGTGCATTGCGATTCCGGTTAGATATTCTCCGTTCGCCGGAATTCCCTCGTATTCATAGATGTTGAATCCACGGGCCCTTTGAATTCGACCTTCTCTGATTGGCTCATCAGTTCCCGAGGCGCTCTTATCAACAATGCTTAGATCCTGAATCAAGCCAGTGTGATAGTCGGGGCTGATAATCGCTGAACGCCCCAGCTTCGGAACCTTCCGAGTAGTCAGGTTCCCGCCAATGTCCGCTAGAGCATCAGCATCAAATTGAGCGTCCGTCTTGGTCGTGGCGTTGGTGTAGTTGGAAGCGAGAACCAAAGCGAAGGCATCATCAACCAAAGACTTGACTGTCGCCTCCCTGGAGGGCTCAAAGAACTGTTCCATCAGCCATTTTGCTGATCGGGCCTTGGAGATTTCAGAATCATTGAAGGCCGCCACATGCCCCTTGAATGCATCGAGATTAACCGTAATCCCTTCAGTGGATACATCCTGAACAGTCGAGTAACCCCCAGAGAGGTCAGAGGCAGTCATCCCGCCTGCTACACGTGTCAGAACTGATTCTCCTTCCTGGGCGATTTCCTCGCTAAAATTCCGAGCGAACACGCGGACCGGAAAGAACTCACTTCCGAAATACTTAATCGCGTCTCTTGCGATTGCCGCGAGATTGAAGTTGTTAAGTGAGTTTGCCATATAGGTCCGCGTGTTGCTCTGAGATGATTACTAAGCCGAAAGGATGCGCTTCAGCCCGTTGCCCTGCCCCTTGGCTACGCCCCAAAGCGTCCCCATGGAGAACTTGAATTTACCAGCGTTTCCGTCATACCAGACACGGAACTGGATCGGCAGCCCCGTGACAGGATCAACCCGATTCTCGACACCGACCGGAGCGTTGCCATCAATCAGAGTTGGGTCAACAACTGCGCGAGCTGCGAACGCCATAGCTGATCGGTGGCAGACAAAACCGGCTAGATTCTGGCTGTTGTTTGGAATGCTTCCGTACTCGTAGATTCGGAACCCACGAGCCTTGCGAACCTCGCCATTCTTGATCGCTTCGTTGTCACCGAAGGCGCTCATGTCTTCGATCACCGAGTCCTTCACCAATCCGGTGTAATAGCTCGGCGGCACAATCAATGCGCGATTGCTTTTCGGCACCTTGAGAGTCGTCAAATCGCCCCCAAGGGTTGCGAGTTCGTCAGAATCGAAATTCGCATCGGTGATCACCTTGCTGTTCGAGTAGTTCGCGCTAACAACCAACTCGAAGAAGGTCTGCATGATTTTGTCGAGCAGAGCTTCAACAGCCGGCTCAATAAAGTTATCACGCAACCACATCACATTACCCGCTTTCGATGCTTCCAAATCGGTGAACGCGAAGACTGGCCCCCAGAACTGATCGAGATTGACTGTGACCCCGGTATTCGAGACATCGGATGGTGTGTAACCGTTCGCGAGATTCGAGACGGTAACGGAACCAGGGAGTCGAGTCTTTACGCTCTCTCCCTCGTTTTTGATCTCATCAGAGAAATCAGTCCCCATCGCTGTGACCGGGAACATCGATAGACCAAGATGGTCCATCGTTCTGTCCGCGATCTGCGCGACGTTGACGTTTACTAGTGTATTAGCCATGAGCTGAAAATTTGATTAAGTCGATTGGTTGGACGTGGCCTAGCTTTCGAAAGGCTTGATGTTCTTCACCCAGAAGGCGTGCTTCTCAGCTGATCCTTGGATCTTCTTTTGCTCCTCGTAGAGCGCTTGAATCTCTTCAGGCGTCTTCTTGGCGGAGCTGGATCCACCCGCTGGTTCCGGTTCGAGTGCATCACCCCCAACTTGATTGAGAATGTTCACCGCTCCTTCGCCTGCCGTTTGGGCGTTGCCTTCGAGCTTGTCGACCTTCGCTTTGAGATCCGTGATTTCGGAATCCTTCGCCTCAATCTGATCATTGAGTTGGGTCACCGTTGTTGCATGTTCCCCTTGGATCCGCGTTAGTTCCTCGCCATGCTTGGTCTTCTCTGAATCAAGCTCGGCTTGGTGCGACGCTTTCGCGTTCTCAAGGTCGGTAACAGCAGCGGTCCGCGCCTCTTTTTCAATTTTCAGTTCTGCACTCAGAGCGCCGATCCGCTGATTGGCTTCTGAGATGTTCGTGATTGAGTCCATCACCCTATTGTGCAAATGGTTACCTACCCCAGGAATTGAAGGAGCTCTGTGAGGTTGTTGATGTGCCCATCGATCAAGCCTAGCTCGATGGCCTCGTCGGAGTCGTAGCACTTCGATTCGAAGACGGATGAATCAACAGACCGAGACGCTGAAACGGCTGCTTTAAACTGGCCGTGACACTTGTCAGCTGAGGCTTGGAGCTCTTTCTTCTCTTCGTCGGAGAGTGGTTTAAACGGGGAGAATGAAGCCTTGTGCTTCCCTTTTTTGAACATCGAAACCTTTACCCCGATCTTCTCCAGGAACCCACTCTGGTCAACGTGCATGATGTAGCAGCCGATTGATCCAACGGATGACGATTCGGACGCATAGACCAGATCGCACTGGCTGCCGAGCCAGTATCCAGCCGAGGCCATCATCGAGTCCGTGAAGGCGACAGTCGGAAGGCTCATTGACTTGATCAGCTTTCCAAGCTCCGGACAGCCCGTGACGCTCCCCCCTGGTGTATCGAAGTGGAGAACGGCTCGTTGAATCCCGTCGAGTTGCGAGACCTCCCGGAGGGCCATCTCGATCTCATCGTAGTCAGTCATTCCCATGTAGTCCTTTTCGAACCAATCGAGACGCTTGCCCATCGCGCCTGAAATTGTGATCACTGCCGTAGTGCCGACCACCTCGACGATCTGACTTGGGCTAGACTCCACTACCCCGACCATGGATTTGGCTTGCTCGATGCTCTCCGAGAAAAGGTCGAGATAGCTCGGCACTATGCTCCAAGCTTCGTTTCGGATCCGGTTTTGAAGAGTCGGTGTCATTACTCGATAATCTTGGCTTCGATCGGAGGGTTGGCGCTTCGCTGGGAGAGAAGAGAAAGGGCTAAATCGACAGGGATTTTCTCAGATTCGGCGATCGCCTTAGCCCGACGGATCAAGTCGAGGGCTTCGATTTCGCTTTGCTTCCTTAGTTCCTGCCAATCAATGCCACGCTCTCCGGCATCATCCGCCAGCGTCTTCAACCCAAGCTTGATGTCCTCACGGGATTCCTTGGCCTCCCGTCCCACATCGACGGTGATCTTCTTCGGGTGTTGCCATTTGACCTTCCAGAAGTCCTCGGAATGTTTAACGTCCCCTCTCGCGATCCCTTTGGAAATCACCCACGCCCACACCCGCGTATTGAACTTCTCATCAAGTAGATCTGCCCGTTCGGTGAATTTGCGTTGGGCCTTCGCCAGAACAGCTCGTTGAGTAGCCCCGCCCGCGTTTGTCGGATCCCATACGAACTCAAACGGGATCCCGAGGCCGATCGCGGTTTTCCGCATCAGTAGCTCGAGGAATCCCTGAAAAGTTGGTGACGGCCGGTTGCCTGCAAGATCCTCGATCGATTCTCCCGGTTTGAGGCGTGGGATGTATCCGGCTTGAAGAGTCTGCCAAGGAAGATCGCCGGTCTTTTCGGCGGTGTGTTCCTCGTCGATAAAATCGTTTCCGTCGTCAATCATCCCGCCTTCAGTCACGAGAGCAAATCCGATTGCCTCCCGAGCTTTTACCCCGACCTTCTCGTAGTCGAGAATCTCGCCCGTGTCCCAAACATCTTGGATGGCATGGGAGAGCGCCGTGACTCCGCGGTATTGATTCACGCGGTTGGGATCAGAGATCAGAATGAAGTTCTTGGCGTGAATCCGCTTGTGGGTCTCATTCTGCCGGACGAAATACGCCGCGGGGCGTCCAGTTGCGGGATTGATGGCAACGCCGTCGTGAATGTTATCGTCGGAGCCCGGGCTTTCGATACGGTGCCCTTCAATCGGCTGAAGAAATGGCCAGTTGTTCTTCCCCGTCACCATGTTGAAACCAAGATCCCCGTCGACGTCCATCCGTTTTGAAGCGAGCTTCTGAAGCCCCCAAAAACTGAATTGACCTCCGAGATCAGCGGCCTTAGCCCACTGGTGAAAGAATTGCTCGTATTCAGCCGCGAGATCCCCAGCCTGAGATTGAGGGCGAATCCCTTTTCCCACTGAATATCGAGTGATGTCATCGACGGCGCC